CCTAATTAAGATGTTATATTGCATCTATTGTGCATTAATCCAATCAATTATTTCATTAATCTTATCAATAATTACAGATAAGGCATAATCAGAACTACTTTCATCTGCTTCATCTCTGCCATTTACTGCCTGTATATTATTTTTATCTATTCTATCCATTAATCAATTTCCCAAACTGTTGTCATTGTAACCTGATAAGGTGCTGTAGTTATATCTGCATATAAATTTACAACATCTCCTTGACTAAATGTATTATTTTGGTCGCAAGTAAAAGAGTAAACTGTTGAACCACTATCTGCATCTACAGCTCCACCTGAAAGCACAGATGCACCTAAAGTTCCATTTATTCTTAATTTTAAATCTGTTTCATCTGGTCCTGTCCTAGCATATAAATATGCTTTTACTAGCTTTCCATCAAAGGGAGCTATCCAAAAAGTATCATCAATCATAGTTGTTCCTGTGGCAGAACCTTCAATTGTAGAAGCCCCAAAAGGAACATATACATCTGTAGAAGCAGAAGCATAAAATTGGTGCATTTTATAGTGATAAGATGTTCCCCCACCTCCAGCAGCGCTTGTACCTGAAGTTAATTGAATATCATTTCCAGCATCATTTGTAAAATAAAGTTCATTAGGAGTTGCTTGTTTCACCCATATCTGCCCATAGGCAGCCACATCTGCTGCTGCACCAATTCTCTCTTTTATTAATAATGAACCTTGTGAGGTCACAGTTCCATTTCCAAAAGATGACTCATCTATCTTTAGCATCTCATCACCACCAACATAGATACTTAAAATATCATCTGATGATTCTTGAATATAGGTTGTTAAACCTGAATCAAATGAAACAGCTCTACCTGTATAAATATCTCTATCTGCTTTTAAATCTCCATCAGTAGTTAATGTTAGCTTAGTTGCAGCTCCTACTGTTGCATCTGTTGCATCAATCTTTAAATTATTGCTATCATCTGCATCATTCCCTATTGTCCACTTGATTGCTGAAGCATCATATAATAATATCTTAGCATCCATTCCTGATGATGGAATTAATGCAAGAGTAGCCTGATTGTCTGTGCTATCACCATCACCACTATATGCAGCTGAATTTACAGAAAGAGCATTTGCTCTAACAGTAACATAACCTCCTGTAGTTGTTGTTTCTATCTCAATACCATCAGTCATTTTTATATCTGCTGTAGAGCCTTCAATAAATAAATCCCCCTGAATAACTAAGTCTTTGCTGAATGTAGTTTTCTCATTAACTCTAACTTTATCTTCAGCCAACTCAATAGGAGAGGTTTTCTCTCCAACCCTTAAAGGTCTTAAATTTTTATCTAAGGCTTTATCTGTCTTTAACTCTTTGCTCATTTAATTCTAAGTTTCTTCTTTACTTCTGATAGTGTTTTTTCTAGTTTTAATATTTTATTTTCAAGCTGAACTACTTTATGGTCAAGCTCGTTAGGCTCCTTGACATATTTCATTATATCAAAGAGCTTAAACTGCTTAGACAATAAATCAATTATTTTGTTTATAACGAGCTTCTGTAACATTAGTTATCTGACCTTAATCCTTTGATAAGCCCTCTTAATGCTCCGCCTACCAGATTGTCTACTAAATCAATAAAATAAGGCTCTACAGTCTTATTCCATATCTTTTTAGTAAATGACCATTTAGTTAAACCTGCTGTCATTAAAACGCCTAACTTTTCAAAAGCTGTCTCAACAAAAAAACATAAATCTTTATTAGGTATTTTTTTTAGCACCCACATAACCGCTCCACCGCTACTTAAACCTAATCCCATTGTTATCCAATCCATCTTATTCTCCTTTAATTAATTTTTCTAGTCTTATAACTTTACCACGAAGACTTCTATTTTCATTCTCAAGTCTTCTTATCTTTAAACCAAAGCTAGCAATCTTTACGTCTACTTGTTGCTTTAAACTGGTTAGCATCTTTCTTTCTTTAAGACTAAGTATCTTGACCTCCCTCCCATTTACTCAAATCTAACATTTGTAATGGGCTTTCTATAACGTGGTCTTTCAACTTATCATTCTGTATCTGTATCTTAGTTCCACCTTTAACATAAGGTTTCCCATTAGCTACGCCAATATCATACGCAAAGAATGTAGTTTTCCAAAAACCAACTCTAATTACTCTTGCAGGGCGACCATCTAATATAACCACATCATCCGTGTTTAGGTCTTTACCAAGAAAGACTTTTAGTCCTTCAACAACAGTTTCTATCGTCGATTTAAATAATAGAAGAGCAATTCCAGATACAAATAGCCATACCCAGTTTCCTAGGAATCCCTCTGCTTGTTTCTTTAATTCTTCTTCGTTCATTCATTACTTCAATAACTTATAAATTTTTATACATATATAAACAAATGTCGCCAACCCAACTAAAACTCTAACCATCATTGGCAGCCATTCCATCCAAGTAACAACCATCCCACTTGCTCCTGCTGTTACTGTCCTCAAACTATCTATCATAGATACTCTCCGAAAATATTGGAAGCGTAGTGCAAGACCGACTTTTTGCGTAATTTGGAGAATTAACAAACGAGGATGTATTACACGACCACCTTGAATATGGTTTCGTTTTTCTTGCTTTTTTTCGCTGATTTTGCATTATACGCCTCCAAAGTTTTATCAATTTCATAACCGTCACAATCTGTGTTTTGTAAATCTATTTTTATACCATCTCGGTTTCCATTATCATAAAAAACATAGCAATTCTGACTTGCTCTACCACCGAGATTTAACGCTTTTTCAGAGTAAGCATTTGCTCCTACCATACTTGAGCTTCTACCGAATGTATCGCCTACTCTTGCAGAATGAACGTGTCCAAATATAACATAATCTATTTTAATGCCTTTCATTGAGTATCTTCCACATATTTGGTTTATCGACTTCTCAACACCAGCACTTATTGCTCCGTGACCGTGAAGCATTAAAAGGTTTTGACCTGCAACATCTATAACTATCTCTGATGGGTCTCCATCAATAAAATGTACCTTTGATTCTTTAAAAAGGTATCTTAAGCAGTTAAATATAGTATAATCATAGTTATCTGTTGCAACTGCGTCAGCCCAACCCAGTTCTTTATTTGCACGCCCTTCATTCCCTACTACATTAGCTACACTAACATTAAAGCGTTTATTTAGGTCTAATATAACTTGTTGCATTATATCAACTGCTAAAAAGGTAGCTTTAGCCCTATTTGAAGCCTGATTAAGTAATTCATCCAGCCTTCTATCACTATTCATTAGGTCTCCAGTTAAAGCAACCACAACTTGGCTAACTCCGTTAATCTCGAAATACGCTGATGCTTTTTGTACAAAATATTGGCATCGTTGTGATGCAACTTTAAAATCGTATCGATTATTCTGAAGCTCAACTAACTCATTAAAGTGAACGTCACTAAATTGGATGACCCCAACCGCCCTTTTACTAATCTTATGGCTTCTAGTAAGCTTATGTAGTCTATTATTTTCAAAAAGCTGTTTTAATTCTTTGCTGTATTCTTCTACAGCGTTTTCAATTCTTGCGTGTTCTCTGAAACCTTTTCGCTCTATTCTGGTAACATCTTGAGCTTTCTGCTTCTCTTTTCTGTATCTTACATTCTCTCTAAGAAGCTCTAAATCCTCTATAGGATTAACTGTTCTATGCTTGCAAGCTCCACATTGATATCTTTGTTTGTATTTATCAAATCCGCTTCTAGATAAACCCGTGTGATAGCATTTAGGGCAAGCTAAAACCTTATTTAAGTATTCTTCAGATGACATAAGTTAATGTTTGGCAGTAGAAAGAAGCAACTAAAGAGATTTTATAATCTCACTTAGTTCATTTGCTCTATTAGGCGTTTGCTTTGCCCACTTAGAGTCTAGCATTTCTTTAGAGGCGCTTTCCCACTCAGCGTTCTCTAAGTAGCTTAAAGTTTTCTTGAATTTGCAAAAACCTCTAAATCCAAGCTGATAAGCCATATTTAACATAACATTCCTAACTTCTATAGGAGATGTTTTAAACCAATCAAATTTATCTTCAAATCTTTCTTCTAATGCTTGTAGTTTTTCTTTAAGGATTAATTCGCAAACATCCTCAGATAACTCTAAGTCTTTAATAGCAAAGCCGATTCCTATTGTATCTACACCAGCTGTGCATTTATATACTTTAGGTTTATAGCCTTCGTGTATCTTTAATTGTTCTATAATGTCTTTCATAATATTATACTGCTCTGTCCAGTATTGATATTTATTTTTCAGATTTCTTTTTATCTTTAGGTTTGGCTTTAGATTTCGGCTTTGGCATTTCTACCACATTTAAGCCAAATGACTTAATTTTTTCATACTCTTTTAGTTCTGCCTCGCTAATCATAAATTCAACCCCATTTCTTTTTCCTGATGGACATTTTGACCCCGTGCAAATAACTTTTATATTTCTCATAAATTCTCCTGTTAAATACAAGGGGGAGTTTTTGCTCCCCCCGTATAATTATAAGGTTCTACCAAGAAGTAGTGCCTTCTTCAACAATTCCAAAACACTTAAATTGACTAGCGTCTTGTAGTAGTTTGCAACCATATATCATATCGCCAACTAATTTGTGAGCAATATAATCAATATCATACTCTGAGCTAACAGTTGGTTGTTTGCTAAAAGCGTGTCCTAATGCAGTATTGTGGATTACAAAACCACCAAGAACATTTCCGTTAGTCAAAGCAGATGAGCCATCAACCGCTTTAACAGCGTCATTATGGTTAGTAGATGTTATGTTGTTAGACAATACAACAGGCATACCCATAATGTTGCCAACTAAGCCGTTTTGAGCATTAGCTATTCCAGTTTTAGACACGTGAATAAAATCGTCTATTTGGAATAAAGATGCGTACAATATTGGATTTAAAACTAATGTGCAGTCTTGTAATCTCATATCATTCTCTAAAACAATACGAGAAATAAGAGACATAGTGGCTGCATCAATAGTTTTGGCAGTTGCGTTGCCAGCTATATCAATACATCTTAATGTTGTTGCAGCAGCAGCTTCAACAGCAGCGTCAACACCTAATGCCAATTTATAGCCAATGGAATCTGCGTACATTGACAATAAGTCTGCGCTAGATTGTACTACCCCCATATCTTCTACCATAGCTGAAGCATACTGATGTGTAGTTGCTGCTATAGTTAGTTCGTCCTCAGTAGCATTTGTGTAGTTTACTGGAACGTGTGGGTCTTTAGTCGCTACATTTGCTACATCTGCGACAGATGGAACGTGAACTGTGTCACCCCCACCACTTAATAAAGATGAATAATCGTTAGATAATTCACCTAAGACTAGATTTTTTTTGAAACTTGCTCTAACCGCATCAGACCAAATTTCTGGTATAAATACCGCCAACTCTGTATCACTAGCCTGTGATGCAGCTGGATTTGCTAAACCTGTACTTGTAGCCATTTATTTTCCTCCTTGGAAATTTTAGTTTTTTTTCTGCGCATTTGCAATTATGGTTGCCCAGTTTTTCTTAAGGCTTTCTTTGTTTGCCCAGTCTACAGGCTCGTTAGGGATTTCTTGCCTAGCGTTTCCTGCTACCTGAGGAGCATTTGCTTTTGCGCTTGCAATTTTATTAGTAACAAATTCAAGAGTATCTAAAGGTAAACCTTGCAGAGACTCTCTATCTTCTTCAGGATGTTTTTCTAATAAAGAAGCACGTTTTGTTTCTTCATATTTAGTCCATTTTTCTGCAACAGATGATAAAGATTCATTTTCAGAAGATACCTTTTCATATAAGGCTTTAAAGTCTTCTTTCTCTTTCAGCTTTGTTTCTTCTGCTTTTGCCAACGTCTTTTCCATTTCCGCTATACGAGCTTCTGCATCCTGTTTTTTTTGCCTTTGTACTTTACTGTAAGCTGTTTCTGCTTTAAATTTCTCTTGCAAGGCTTCATAAGAAATTTCTTGAGTAGGTTGCTCACTTACTGTTTCGCTTACTACTGATTTTGTTTCTTCGGACATACTGCCCTCCTATTTTGTGTTTTTGTAAAATAAAAATACTATATCTTGTATTTATACTACGCCATAAGTTAGATTATGGCAGTTGTTTATTGCAACCTTTAATGGAAAATAATTTAAAAGAAGAGCTAGAATTTAAGAAGTCTTGGTTTGATTTTATGGGGTATAAACCTCACAAAGGTCAAGAAAAACTACATTTTCCAACTAAAGATACATCAAGATTTTTTGTAATGGTGTGTGGCAGAAGGTTCGGTAAAACAACTTGCTCTGCTATGGAAGCTACTTTTGTAGCATCACAGCCAAATAAAAGAATATGGTGTGTTGGACTATCTTACGATAAAGCTGACTTGATGTTTAGAGAAATATGGAAGAAGATGGTAGTAGGGCATCAAAACGATATTATAAGAGCTTCTGAAAAAGAAAGGTATATAAAATTTAAATGGGGAACAGTAGTTGAAGGCAAGTCTGCTGATAACCCTGACTCATTAGTAGGGGAAGGTTTAGACCTTTTAATTATTGATGAGGCTGCAAAAGTAAAAAGAAAGATATGGGATATGTATTTATCTCCTACTTTATCAGATAGAAAAGGAAAAGCAATATTTATTACGACCCCTGAAGGATTTAATTGGGTTTATGATTTATACTTGCTAGGTCAGAAAGACAAGTTATGGGAATCGCACCAAGCTCCATCTTGGGATAATCAGTTTTCTTTCCCTGATGGGCAAAACGATGAGTTTATAGTTGAAAGAAAAAGAAATATGTCAACTGAATCGTTTGACCAAGAGTATGGTGCTAAGTTTACAACATTTGCAGGTCAAGTATACCCGTTTGACAGAAGCTTAGATGTAGGTTATTTTCCATACAACCCAAATTACCCTACATTTTGTAGTGTAGACTTTGGATATAGGATGCCAGCAGTAGGTTGGTTTCAAACTCAAATGATTAACGGGGAATGG